GTGACGCGCGGCCCGAACTGGACCCCATCGCAGGATGCCCTGATCCGGAACCCGGACCGGCCGCTGCCCCAGCTGGCACAGGAGATGGGGCGCCCGCTGAATGCGCTGCACACCCGCCGCTCACAGATGGGCTGGACCAAGAACAAGCCCCCGCAGAGCCCCCGGCCGGTGGCGGCCGCTCCGGCGCCGCGCGTGAAGCAGCAGGCGCTGTGGGTGCGCCCCGACATCCAGGCCGAGCGCGAGGAGCCCACCATCCGCCGCGCCTGCCTCACCTGCCGCAAGCCCTTCGACACCACCCGCGCGATCTGGATCTGTGAGCCCTGCAAGAAGACCGAGATTTTCGGGAGCGCGATGTGAACGCCATCGCCGCGCGCCACTTCATCGGCATGCCGCGCGTGGATGTGACGGCGCTCGGCCTGGTCATCCGGGCCGTGGCCGAGGGTGCCACCGCCAGCCGCAAGCTGGATGCCCGCGTGATGACGGCGCTCGGCTGGGGCGTGGATTGCGCCACCTGGACGATGCGCTCGCCCCTCTCGGCGCAGCCGGTGGCGCTGCCGCGCCTCTCCCAACGCACGGACTGCGCCCGCTTCGTCCTGCCCTTCGGCTGGGACTGGAGCGCGGGGGAGCGCGGGGGACGGGGCTTCGCGTGGTGCGGCAATGGGGCGCCTTTGGTCGAGGGTGCCGGCGCGCTCTGGTTCGAAGCGACAGGCCGCACGGCCGCCCTCGCGCTCCTGCAGGCGGCGCTGCATGGGCAGCGCGCCCTGGTGGTGGATCACAAGGCCTCGCCCACGCCCCCGTCCCCGTTGAACACCCCCTTCGACGGCGTTCAATGCCGGTGCGAATGGGCCGGCCCGGCCGATGCCCTGCATCATGGCGGCCGCTGCCCGGATTGCGGCACGCGCATCCTGATCGCGGCCTCGGCATGACGATGCGCCGTACCTCTCCGCCCGAGCAGCGCAGCTTTTTCGACGCGGCGCCGGAAGCCCTTCCTCTCCACGAATTCGGGCAGCAGGTGCGCACCCTCCTCGCCGAAACGCTGGCCACAGCGCGCGAGGCGCATGGCCTCGATCGTTTCGCGGTGGCGGCGGAGATGTCCCGGTTGATGGGCGAAGACAGTGACGGGCGCGAAGTCACGAAGCGCATGCTCGACAACTACTGCGCGCCCAGCGGCACGGATTGGCGCTTCCCGCTGGAAGCGCTGCCGCTGCTGTGCCGCGCCACGGGCGACACGCGGCTGCTGACCCTCACCGTCCAGGCTTGCGGCATGAAGGCGCTGCCGGCCGAGGCCGCCGCGCTGGGCGAACTCATGCTGCTGGAGATGCAGGAGCGCGAGCTGCGCGAGCGGAAGAAGGCGCTGGAGAAGCGCCTGCCTCCGGGCGCGCGGGCCTGGGCCGCGGCCGAAGTCGCGCGGAGGGGCAAGGCGTGAAGGCCTGGTGGACCGCGCGAGAGTGGGCGGAGATGCGGCTGCCCGGCCTGCCGGTCACCGAAAGCGCGCTGATCCGTCGCGCGAAGCGTGAGAACTGGCCGCACCGCCCCCGCGCCGGGAGTGGCGGGGGGCGTGAGTATCACGTGAAGGTGCTGCCGCTTGAGGCGCGGCTGGAGCTGCTGCGCCGTTCCGGTGAGGAGCGGATCAAGAACCTGGCGCTGGCGCATCCCGCTTTACCGAAGGCGGCGCCGATCCGTGCCGTGCATGCCCTTCTCGCGCATATGTCGGACGTCCTGGAGGAGCTTAGCTCGCTGGAGAAGCAGGAGCGCTGCCTGCGTGAGGCGAGAGCCTCGCTGGAGCGAATGATCCACTCGACCACGGAGAGGCTGGCCGCGTTCGATCTGTGGGATGGCCAATGAGCGCGCAATGGCGCCTCGCGCGGGAGTGGGCCGCCTTGGGCTTGCCCGGCCTGCCTGCGACCGAGCGAGGCATGCGGAAGAGGGCCGACGCCGAAGGCTGGCGGTCACGCGAGGCGCCCAATGGGCGCGGGCGCGAATACCATCTGCGCGTGCTGCCCGCCGAGGCGCAGGATGAGTTTCTGCGGCGCATGGTCGCGGCGGTACCCGCCCCGGCCACGCTGCCCGCCCTGCCAGTGCCCGCCACCGCGCGCATCGCAGACTGGCAGCGCCGCACCATGGATGCCCGGGCCGTGGTGCTGGCCGAGCTGGACCGTCTGGCTGAGTTCGGGGGCGTCAGCCGCGCGATCGCGAGCTTCGTGGCGGCCGCCAAGGCCGGGCGGCTGGACCCACAGATGCAGCGGGCGGTGCAGGCGGCCAATGCCCGCGCCGGAAAGGAAGGCGGGCGCGTCATCTCCGCCCCCACGCTGTTCCGCTGGCTGGCGGAGCGGAAGCAGGGTGGCGTTGCCGCCATCGCCCCGCTCGCCCCGGCCCAGCCCGCCGCCCTGCCGGCATGGGCCGCGCCGATGCTGCGGCTGTGGCAGCAGCCACAGCAGCCGAAGCTCACCGAGGCGCTCCGCCAGTTGCCCGCGCATCTGCCCGCCGGCGTCGCGCCGCCCAGCTATGCCGCCGCTCGCCGTTTCCTCGCCGGCATGTCCATCGTCGAGCGTGAGCGCGGCCGGCGCGGGCCGAATGCGCTTCTTGCCGTGCAGGCCTTCAAGCGCCGTTCAACGGAGCATCAATCGCCGCTCGATGTCGTGACGGCGGATGGCCACAGCTTCAAGGGCGACGTGGCCCACCCGCATCATGGCCGCCCCTTCCGGCCCGAGGTGGTCTCGCTGCTGGACACCACCACCCGCTACGTCTTCGGCTGGTCGGCCGGCCTCTCCGAGGCGAGCCACCTGGTCATGGACGCCCTGCGGCGCGGCATCGAGACACTGGGTCTCTTCGCCATCCTCTACACCGACAATGGCAGCGGCTTCATCGCCAAGGCGATGACGGATGAGACGTTGGGCTTCCTGACCCGCATCGGCGCCACCCACCATACCTCCACCCCCGGCCGCGCCCAGGCGCGCGGTAAGATCGAGCGTCTACAGCAGACGCTGTGGCAGCCGCTGGAGCGCTCCTTGCCCACCTATGCCGGGCGGGACATGGACCGCGAGGCCCGGCGCCGCGTGGTCAAGCTGGTGGAGCGCGACATCCGCGCCCACGGCGCGTCCCGCGCACTCGTCTCCTGGGCGGATTTCCAAACGCTGATCCAGCAGCGGATTGCCGGTTACAACGCGCGCCCGCATCGCAGCCTGCCACGCATCCGGGATGCGGTGACGGGGCTGCTGCGCCACCAATCCCCGGCCGAGGCGCTTGAGGCCCACCGCGCCCGCGGCTGGGCGCCGGTGCTGGCGGCGCCCGACATGCTGGACGATCTGTTCCGCCCCTATGAGCTGCGCGCGACCCATCGCGGCGAGGTGACGCTCGCCTGGGGCCGCTACTTCGCGCATGAGCTGGTCCCGCACGGGGGCACCACGGTCCGCGTCGGCTACGACATGGCCGATGGCGGCCGCGTCTGGGTCCGCACGGCCGAGGATGGCCGGCTGATCTGCATCGCCCTGCGGGACGGCAATGTCACGCCCGAGATGCCGCAGAGCGCCATCGAGCATGCCCGCGCCAAGCGCGAGGCGACGCGCCTGCGGACCAACATGGCGCGGCGCGACGAGATCATTGCCGAGGGCCGCGGCCCCGGGCTGATCCAGCACGCCCCCACCATCGCGCCGCACTGGCTGAACGCCACCATTGACGAGGCGCATGCCGAGCGGGCCGGCGACGTCGTGGTGCCGGTGGCACAGATCGAGCCACAGGAATCCAACGAGGACCGCTGGTGGCGCCGCGCCACGCGCCTCCTGGCCGCCCAGGCGGAGGGGGCAACCCTCTCCGAGACCGATGCCCGTTGGCTCGCGATCAACCGCCAGGAGGGCTGGTTTCAGGCCCGCCTCGCGGCCGCTTCCACCCCTGACCCCACAAGGAAATCCGCATGAAACCTCTCTCGATTGTCGCGCCCGGTGCTGTGCCGCTGGCGACCAGCGGTGTCGCGCCGCTGCGCAACATCACGGCCCTCTCGGCGCTGATCACGCGCACGATGCAGCGCGCCGGCCATCTGCCGGGGCTGGCCACCTTCTCGGGGCCGTCCGGCTTCGGCAAATCCTTCGCGGCCGCGCATGCGGCTGGCGCCTTCCGGGCCTATTACGTCGAGGCGCGGTCGGGCTGGACGCGCAAGGCCATGCTGCTGGCCATCCTCCGCCAGCAGGGCATCATCCCCGCCAAGACGGTCACCGAGATGGTGGACCAGGTGGCCGAGCAACTCGCGCTCTCGCGCCGGCCGCTGATCATTGACGAGTTCGACCACGTCGTCGCGCGCAACCTGGTCGAGCTGGTCCGCGACATTTACGAGCAGAGCCAGGCCACCATCATCCTGATCGGCGAGGAATACCTGCCGCAGAAGCTCCAGCGGTGGGAGCGGTTCCATGGCCGGGTGCTGGATTGGATGCAGGCCAGCCCGTGCAGCATGCCCGACGCCCAGGCGCTGGCGCGGCTCTACTGCCCCGGCCTGGTGGTGGCGGATGATCTGCTGACGAAGCTGGTGGCCGAGGCCCATGGCTCCTGCCGGCGCGTCTGCGTCAACCTGGACCAGATCGCCGTCTTCGCGCGGGGCGAGGGGCTGGAGACCATCACGCTGGCCGATTGGGGCAGCCAGGCGCTGCACACCGGCAAGCCGCCCGCGACGCGGAGCTTCTGATGGGCAAGGCGATCACCCTTCCGACGAAGCCTGAGGAATTGGGCCGCGAGGGCCTGCTCTGGCTGGTCACGCACTGCGCCATGGTGAGACCCCGCGACCTCCGCTTCGCGCGGTATCGCGAGCTGCTCACCCTCTCGACCGCCGCATCCGACGCCTGGCTTGCCTCGCTCCCCGAGGCCGAGGCGGCGCGGAAGGCGCACATGGAAGCGATCCGCACCGCTGGCAGCAGCCAACGCGGCGAGAGGGCGATCCGCGCGGCGCGCGACGCGGCGGAGGCGGCCGAGGCGAAGCAGGAGCGCCTCTGGCGCGCGCTTCAGCGGGCGAATGCCGCCGTCAACGCCTACGACCGCGCCATGAACGAGGGGGGGGAAGACGCATGAAGCGCCGCCCCGCCCTCCGCCCGCTGGCGCGGCTGACCGGCAAGGATGCCGTCTGGCAGGCGATCCGCGAAACCGCCCCGGGTGAATTCACCCAGCGGGACATCGAGGGCCGCGTCGTCGCCGGCACCGACATGGTGCGCGACTATCTGCGCCGCCTGGTCGCGGCCGGCATCGTGGCCCGGGTGAGCGAGCCCACGGCCCGCCCGCCCGCCCGCTACCGCCTTGCGCGCGACTGCGGCGTCGAGCCGCCGCGCGTCACGGCCAGCGGCGAGATAGACGACACGCCGACCGATCGGGAGCGGCTGTGGCAGGCGATGAAGGTGCTGCCCACCTTCCGCGTGGCGGATCTGCAGGCCAGCACCGGCATCACCTCGGCGCCGACCATCAAACGCTACATCGGGCACCTGCACCACGCCGGATACCTGGCCATGGTCGAGCCCGCGGGCGCCTCGCTGCGCACCGCCAGCTATCGCCTGATCCCCGCCCGCAACACCGGCCCGCGCCCGCCCGCCATTCGGCAGGGGCGGCTGGTCATTGACCAGAACACCGGCCGTCAGATGTGGCCGCAGGAGAGCGCATGAAGCCGCCCAGCGAAACCGCCACCGCCCGCGCGCTGGAGGCCTGGGGCGATGCCCTCCCGGCCTGGGTCCTGGCCCTTGCCACGGCCTGCGACGACACGAGCCAGAGCCAGGCCGCCAAGCGCATCGGCTATTCCGCCGCCACCATCTCGCTGATCCTCCGGCGCGGCTATCCGGGCGAGCTGACGCGGGTGGAGCAAGCCGTGCGCGGCGCCTGGATGGGCGACACGGTCGCCTGCCCGGCGCTGCATCAGGAGCTGCCGACGAATGAGTGCGTCGGCTGGCAGCGGCGGAAGTACGACCCCAGCAATCACCAGACGGTGCGGATGTTCATGGCCTGCCGGTCCTGCCCGCAGAACAGCCAGCCGGAGACGGCCGGGGGTGAGGCATGACGGTCCAGGCCGATCGCACCCGCTGGACGCTCGTGGCGCGCGGCGGCGCGCTGCGGGCCGGGGAGCATGTCGAGAAGTTCAGCCATGAGACGGATGCCTATGTCCGCCTCAGCGCGCTGCTGCGCGAGGCCAGGGAGGCGGGCGAGCCGCTGGTCAACCGGATCATCCCGCCCAGCACGGGAGCACGCCGATGAACACCCCGTTCAGCTGGCCGAAAGACGCGGATGAGATTGCCGACGCGCAGGCGAACATCAACCACCTGGTGGCCTTCAGCACCCATGACGAGATCGCCCGCGTGATGGCCGCGGTGGACGATGCCTGCCAGGGCGAGCCGGTCACGACGGTCATCCTCGCACTGGCCGCCAAGCTCGGCATGGTCGTGGGCCAGACGCACGGCCCGCGCAGCGATGCCGCCTTCGCGCCCGTCGCCATCGCCGTCCAGCTCAGCTGGGACACGGCCGCCCGCAACACCCCCAAGCACTGAGGAGAGCCCCCGTGGCCAAGTCCAACCGCACCCGCCTGAAAGCCCCCGCCCTGCCCATCGTGGCCCCCGCCGATGCCGATGCGGCCGCCCTGATGGTGGCGCGCATGGGCGCCATCGCGCGGGACCTGACCATCGCGGAGGCCGCGATGGATGAGCAGATCGCGACGATCAAGAAGACGGCCGGCGACCTCGCTGCGCCGCTCACGGCCGAGATGGAGCGGCTGCGCGCCGGCGTGCAGGCCTGGGCCGATGCGAACCGCGACATGCTGACGCGCGGAGGCCGCAGCAAGACGGTGCATCTGACCACCGGCAAGCTGGAATGGCGCCATTTGCCGCCCAGCGTCCGCGTCTCCTCGCCCGAGGCGGTGCTGGAGCTGGTCCAGAAGATGGGGCTGGAGAAGTTCCTGCGCCGCAAGGTGGAGCTGGACCGCGAGGCGATGAAGGCGAACCCGGTGGAGGCCCGCGCCATCCCCGGTGTCACCATCGGCAGCGCCGGTGAGGAATTCGTCGTGACGCCAGACGCCGAGGAGCTGGTGACGTGATGGCCGCCACCAAGCCCCGCCCGGCCAAGCCCCGCAGCGCGAAGTCTGGCGCCGCCGCGCGCCCGGCCGGGCTGACGCGCCTGATCATCGCCATCCAGGCCTGCCGCCGCCAGGTGGCGGGGCTGGAGGAGGATGCCGTCTGGCGCCCCTGGCTGGCGGAGGTGACGGGCGGTGCGAACAGCCTGCGGGCCATGGGCGGCCGGGATCTCGGGAAGGTGCTGGACGCGCTGCACAAGGCCGGCGCGCCGCGCACCAATGGTGGCGCCCACCGCTCCCGCTACGTCAATGACGAGCAGGTGCGGATGATGCGCGGCCTGTGGATCGAGCTGCATGAGGCCGGCCGCGTCACCAACCCCTCGGAGGAGGCGCTGGGCGCCTTCATCCGGCGCCAGACGAAGCAGGACATGGGCGCGCTATCGGCGGCCGATGCGGCGCGCGTGATCGAGGCGTTGAAGGCCATGTTGAAGCGCCCCGCACCGGGCGCGCGGAGGGGCGGATGA